GATAGCCTGCGCTCGGTGGCCATGGCCAAGATCTTGATCGCAATGGGTGAGGGCGAGTTCGCCGGCAATCCGACCGCTCAGGACATCTACCTCGACAACACGCCTCTGCAAGACCCGCAAGGCAACATGAACTTCCCAAATGTGAAGTGGGAGTACCGTAACGGCTCCGTCGAGCAGGACTACATCCAAGGTATTCCGTCGATCGAGAACGAAACCGCCCTCGGCATTGAGCTGCGTAGTGGCACGCCTTATGTGCGGGCAATCAGCAATACCGAGCTGTCGGCTGTGCGCCTGCGCTTCGCCTGGCCTGCGTTGCAATCGGTCGATTCCAGCGGCAACGTGAACGGCTACCGGATCGAGTACAAGGTTGAGCTCGCCACCGACGGCGGCGCCTATCAGCAAGTGCTGAGCGAAGCTGTAGACGGAAAAACCACCAGTACCTACGAACGCTCACGCCGCATCGATTTGCCGACAGCAACCAGTGGCTGGCTGATTCGTGTGACTCGCATCACGCCCAACCAGAACAACAACAAGATCGCCGACACCATGCAGATCGCGGGCTTTACTGAAGTCATCGACGCCAAGCTTCGGTATCCAAACACCGCACTGCTCTATATCGAATTTTCCTCTGAGCAGTTCCGCAACATCCCGGCAGTGACCGTTGAAACCGAACTGAAAAAAATGTCGGTGCCGAGCAATTACAACCCGGAGACCAAGTCTTACACCGGAATTTGGGACGGCACTTTCAAGCAGGCATGGACTGATAACGCGGCTTGGATGACCTACGACATCACGACTTCCGACCGTTTTGGTCTGGGCCGCCGCATCAAGCCATGGATGGTCGACAAGTGGGAGTTGTACCGGATCGCTCAGTATTGCGACCAACTGGGGCCGGACGGTAAGGGCGGGCAGGAGCCGCGCTTTATCTGCAATCTCAACCTGCAAGGAAAGGCCGACGCCTGGTCCCTGCTGCGCGATATCTCGGCGATTTATCGCGGCATGACCTACTGGGCGCAAGGGCAGCTGTTCAGCCTGTCCGACATGCCGCGCGCAACCGACTTCGACTTCGCCTATACCCGGGCAAACGTCATCGACGGCAAGTTCACTTACTCGAGCGCATCGGAGCGCACCAGGTACAGCCGGGCCCTGATCAGCTACGACAACCCGGCGAACAACTACGACACGGATGTCACCTCGGTGACCGATCCGAAACTGCAACGGCGCTATGGCGACAACCCGCTGGAAATCAGCGCGATTGGCTGTACCCGCGAATCGGAAGCCCAGCGCCGGGGCAAGTGGGCGCTACTGACGAACTCCAAGGATCGGGGGATCACGTTCAAGGTCGGTCTCGACGGACGCATCCCTCTGCCTGGCTACGTTATTCCCGTTGCCGACGAGCTGCTGGCGGGCCGTGCAATCGGTGGGCGAATCTCCACGGTGTCTGGCCGCACCATCACCCTCGACCGCGACACACAGGCCAAGGCGGGCGATCGACTGATCCTGAACCTGCCCAATGGCAAGTGCGAAGGGCGCACGGTGCAGGCCGTGGCGGGGCGCGCAGTTACTGTCACTGTCGCCTATTCAGCAGTGCCGGAGAGCGAGCTTGTCTGGGCGCTCGACGCTGACGATTTGGCCGTGCCGCTGTACCGCGTGACCAGCGTTTCACGTCCCGAGCCTGGCGTATTTGAAATCTCCGCTATCCAGTACGACCCGAGCAAGTTTGCGCACATTGATACCGGCGCACGACTGGAAGAACGCCCAATCAGCGTGATGCCGATCACCGTGGTTCCAGCGCCGGCCAGCGTCACCCTGACATCGACCTCGGTTATCTCCCAGGGCATTGCCGTCGCGACCATGAGCATTACCTGGCCAGCGGTTGCTGGTGCCGTCGGGTATGACGTGGAATGGCGTAAGGACAGCGGCAATTGGATCAAGCTCCCGCGCACCGGGATGACCAGCGTGGACGTAACCGGCATTTACGCCGGAGCGTACGTGGCTCGCGTGCGTGCGGTCAGCGCCTTCGACATATCGTCGGTCTGGCGCAACTCGATTCTGACCGACCTCAAGGGCAAGGAGGGGCTGCCGCCGGCGCTCAGCTATCTGACTGCCACGCCGCTGCTGTTCGGCATCTACCTCAAGTGGGGCTTCCCTGCCGGTGCCGAGGACAGCCAGCGAACTGAAATCTGGTACGGGCCGACCACTAGTCTTGAGACCGCGACCAAGCTGACCGATCTGGCCTATCCGCAAAGCGACTTCTCCATGCTCGGCTTGGCTGCTGGCGTGACGCTCTACTTCTGGGGTCGCATCGTCGACAAGATCGGCAACATCGGGCCGTGGTATCCAATCGGCATGGGCGTGCAGGGGCAGTCGAGCTCAAACGCCGGAGACATTCTAGAAATGATCGCCGGCCAGATTACAGAGACAGAACTTGGTCCTGACCTGCTGGAGGAAATCCAAAAGATCCCGGGGCTTCAGGCGCAGATCGATGCGCTCGACGGCCTCAAGGGGTATGACCCTGAAATCACCTACGTTGAATACGACCTGGTGGTAGTGGGCAAGCGGATCTATCAGGCGACCGGCAACGTGCCGCTCGATTCTCCTCCGCCGAACCCTGCCTACTGGCTCGACGTTGGTCAGACGGTCGAGACGGCCAATGGACTGGCGCAGCAGGTCGCGACCAACACCGCCGAGATCATTGAGCTCGACGGCGTGATCACTTCTCAAGCGACAGCATTCCAGGCCTTGCGAGCATCGTCGAGAGACGACAACGGGGAAGGGGATCTGGCAGATGCGCTGAAGGGATGGACCAGTACTGCCTCGATTGCTACCGAAGAGAAAGTCCGAACCTCTGAAAACTATGCGATGGCTCAGCGGCTCACCACGCTGGATGCAGAGGTTGGTGATAACGCAGCCAACATCACCGAACTGGAGCAGGTGGTCGCCACCAACAATTCGGCGATGGTCACGAAGACCGATCAGTTAAGCGTGTCAGTAGCGCAGAACACCTCGGCGATTGGCTCGAACACTTCAGCGATTAACGTAAACACTGCGGCGATCCAGCAGACAGCCACGGCGTTCGCCGACACCAATGGCAAGCTATCAACCATGTGGTCGGTGAAGATGCAGGTCACTGCCGATGGCAAGTATGTTGCCGCTGGCATTGGGTTCGGCATCGAGAACACCGGCGCCGGTCTGCAAAGCCAGTTCCTTGTGAGCGCGGATCGGTTCGCCATCGTCAACTCCATGGCAGGCGGCGCCATCTCGGTTCCGTTTGCGGTGCAGGGCGGGCAGGTGTTCATGAATCAGGCCTTCATCCAAGACGGCACCATCTCCAACGCCAAGATCGGCAGCTACATCAGCTCGACCAACTACATCGCCGGCCAGCAGGGCTGGATTCTCAATAAAGACGGAACGCTGGAGATCAACGGCATTGTCCCTGGACAGGGCCGGCTGGTGATCAACTCGCTCAACGTCTCGGTCTACGACGCCAACAACGTGTTGCGCGTCCGTCTCGGCTATCTGGGGTAAACCATGGCTTCATTTGGTCTGCGCGTTTTTGATGAAAACGGTGGCCTATCCATGGACACCAATACCTTCACCTACCAGGTGATCTGGCAGGGCGTGATCGACTTCAGTGGGCCTACGCTCAGCATTACGCTGAGCATTCCGGGTTTCAATCCGGCCAACTGCGTGTTCATGATCATTCCGACGAGGGCACAGGATGTGCAATCGGCTGAGAACGACGGCTTGGGTAACACCAAGTCCTACCCGTACGTCACCACAGCAGTAGGGCAGGTGGTCGTCAGAGCGAAAAATCCATCAGCAAGCGCGTCAGTCACTCAGACAAGGATTGTTGCCAAGGCTTACGCGATAAGGTTTTCGACATGAGCTATGGCTTTCAAAGCATCAACGACAACGCGTTTGTTCAGATCGATTCCGAGGCGCCCAGGCTGTGCGTGCTGACCAAAGGATCGTATTCAGGGACTACCGATGCGACGGGGGTGTTTGCCAGAGCCATCACCAGCCAAGACCCACCGCTGGTATTCGTCCGCCCGGATGCTGGCGTGATACAGGTCCCGATCTCGGTTTGGTTCACTGGTGGACCGGGTAACTGGACTGGCTTCGCCATGAAGGCGTCCAACGTCACGGCAACACTGAGCGGTCAATATTTCGTGGCCGCTTGGGCTTCGATGGGCACTGCGGCATATGGCCTGCGGTTATGGGACCAGAACGCTGCACTGGTCTATGACAGCGGCGCACCTGCAGTGGTGGTGACCTTCGCCGCCGGAAACTGGACGTATCTCGGCGACGAGGTTCTGACCGTTGGGCGCCGTTACATCTGGGGAATCGGCAAGTTGCTTGGCGCGGGCGAATACATCTCCCTCAATCCTTTCGCGATGAACTGCCACAACGCATCGACCGGTGGAGGCTGCGCCCTGGCTGTCGATTACGCCAACAGCCGCATCCTCATGTACAGCCTCGCCACAAACGCCTGGACCGATCAAGGCCACCGCCCCTTCCTCTGCGCCAAATTGCTGGCCTGAATACCTATATTTCTGGAGATACACAATGCCCTGGTA